GTTTCCCAGTCACGATCGGAGGGTGTTATGGCTGTTGATTCGAAGTCTGCCGCGAATGCGGCTCAGATTGACAAGGCGATTCGTCAGCTGGAGGCCAAGCTGGCGCGCCAGCGCCAGGCGGTGAGCGATACTGAGGCTCATATCGCTGCTCTGGCCCTGCTCAAGGTCAGTGCCAAGTGAAGATGTCCGAATTGCTGGAGAAGCTGCATACGGCTATTGCCGTGAATCCGGCGGTTGCCCGGCGTTCCGTTCTTGTGGATCTCCCGGGCGTTGATAAGATGATTGATACGGTTGATGTGCCTGTGCATGGCGATTTCGTCTACATCACGGTGGAGGATTAATGTCTCGCGCTGCTATTCTTGCCGGGTTCCTGTACGTGATTCGCGATCGTGTCGCGAATATGAAGATGGGTAATCCGATCATCGTCGAGAATGATCGTGTTGCCGCGCGTCTGTTCATGGATATCGTGGCGGATAAGGATTCGGTGCTGTCGAAGCATCCGACGGATTATGAGATTGTTCGCGTGGCGGACGTGGATCGTAATGGTCTGATTCTCGAGAAGTATGAGCCGATTCTGATTGCAGACGGCGCCGGTCCTGTGGTGGAGGCCTAGCCGTCCAGGTGGTGGGCACATAGGTTACTTGATACTATGTGCCCACTGACACCTTTCCCCCTTCCCTGCGGTCGCTTGGTGCGCGATCGCCGGCCCTGCTCCAGCCTGGGATGCCCTGTTAACCCTTGCAAGGAGGTCGCTGTATGTTCCGGAAGTCTGAGCGGCGCGGGCGGTCGTCTGCCCGGTTCAATCGCGGTTCTCGGCGAAGCCGCCGCGAGAATTTCGCCATTATGCGTGGTGGTTGGCGGCTGTAAATGCCATGCTATCACCCGATACCGGCGTATCAGTCTGGCCCCGGTGCGTCGGTGATGCTTCATGCTCCGCACGGTGTCGCTCATATGATGGTGCCGTGCGGTTCGTGTTTGGGCTGTCGTCTCCAACGTGCTACACATTGGGCTCATCGGTGTATGCATGAGGCGCAGTATTTTGACCACAATGCGTTTGTTACCCTCACCTACGACGACTCCCATGTTCCGCCTGATGGAAATCTTTCGCCGAAAGCACTTCAACTTTTCATTAAGCGAGTTCGCAAAGATGCTGACAGCCCTTGCGGCGTTCTTGACTGCCCTGGCGGCGGTGGTGTCCGGTTTTTCGCGTGCGGCGAGTACGGCGAGCGTACCGGACGACCCCACTACCACGTCCTCTTTTTCAACCTCCGATTCCGTGACGCCGTGCGAGTAGGGAATAATCTTTACGAATCCGCGGCGTTGGCCCGTTTGTGGCCGTATGGTGGTCATCGGATTGGGACCGTTACGGCGCGGTCTGCGATGTATTGTGCGAAGTATAGTTGTAAGAGTATGGGTCCCGCTTGTGATAGTGATGGTGTAGTGCGGGTCAAGCCGTTTGCTCGTATGTCTCGTAATCCGGGTTTGGGTACCCGGTGGTTGCGGGAGAATCGTTTGAGTCTGCGAAATGGTTTCATTGTGGTTGATGGTAAAGAGCGTGGCATTCCGCGGGCGTATCGTAAGCTGTTGCGGAAAGAGGATGGTGTCTTGTGTGATTCCGTGGAGTATAACCAGTATAGTCGGAGTGTGCGTTATGGGATGGCTGAAAAGAGTGCTCCGGAACGTTTGGCAGCGGCTGAAGTTATTCATCGTCAGCGAGTTGGAGAAGTAATTCCTACCCTTTGACTGTGGAGGTGTCTTGTGTTAAATAGGCGTTTACCGCCGGTGCCGGTTGATCAGCGGTTTATGGTGCCGGCGCCGGATATTCCGCGTTCGACGTTCTCGACGGTGCATCGTCATTTGACGGCGTTTGGTGCCGGGTTTCTGGTGCCGATCTTTGTGGATGAGGTTTTGCCGGGCGATGTGTATGACGGTGAAGTTACCATCTTTGCTCGGCTGAACACGTTGTTGTTTCCGTTGATGGACGGTGTGGAGTTGGAGACGTTTTTCTTTTTCGTGCCTGATCGGATTGTGTGGGCGAATTTTAAGAAGTTCATGGGTGAGCAGATTCAGCCGTCGGATTCGATTGCGTATACTACGCCGCAGATTGTGAGTCCGGCGGGTGGTTTTGGCATTAATACTTTGTACGACTACCTTGGGCTGCCGACGGTAGGCCAGGTCACCGCCGGGCAGACTGTTTCGATTTCGGCGTTGCCGCTGCGGGCGTATCATGCCATTTTTAATGAGTGGTTTCGGGATCAGAATCTCGATCTGTCCCGGTTTATTTCGGTGAATGACGGGCCGGATTCGGACGGTGTGTATACTCTTCAGCGTAGGCGGAAGAAGCATGATTATTTTACGTCGTGTCTGCCGTGGCCGGTTAAAGGTGGTACGGATGTTGCGCTGCCTCTTGGAACGTCGGCCCCGGTTATTCCGTCGGGTTCTGCGGTTGGTCCGGTTTTTAAGAAGGGTGTAGGACCGACTCCGACCGCTATTCTTCAAACTTCGTCGGCTGCTAACCCTTCTGCGATTCAGGGGTCGTTGAGTTCTAACTGGGCTGCTGGTGATACCCTGAATTGGGGTACGACTAACCTGATCGCCGATCTGTCGGCGGCGACGGCTGCGACTATGTCGGCGATGCGCCTTGCGGTGGCTTCGCAGCAGTTCCTTGAGAAGGATGCGCGAGGCGGTACGCGGTATACGGAAATCCTGTTTCAGCATTTCCGGGTGCGTAGTCAGGATGCGCGCCTGCAGCGGCCTGAGTACTGTGGGGGGGGTCGTTCGGTGTTCCAGACCCAGGCCATTCCTCAGACCAGTGCGACGGCCGGAGGCGGAGTCCTGGGTGGTCTTGCTGGGCAGTCTACTGTTGGTGATCAGCATCGGTTTAGTTTGTTTGCTCAAGAACACGGTACTCTGATGGGTATTGTCTGTGTGCGTGCGGATATCACGTACCAACAGGGTCTGCGCCGGATGTGGACTCGGCAGACGCGGTTTGATCGGTACTGGCCCACGTTTGCGAATTTGGGTGAGCAGGTCGTGCGTAATGATGAGATTTACTGTACGGGTACTGATGCGACGGATACCGGGGTGTTCGGGTATCAGGAGCGCTGGGCGGAGTACCGCCATTTCCCCTCGATGATCACGGGGCTGTTCCGTAGTACCCATGCGGGTACTATTGATCCTTGGCATTTGGCGCAGCGGTTTAGTGCGTTGCCCGTGCTGAATACGGCGTTTGTCGAGGATACGCCGCCGTTTGCGCGTGTGCTGGCTGCTGGTGCGGCGGTGGATAATATGCAGGTGCTGTTTGACTCGCAGTTCCGTCTTCGGCGTACGCGGGCGATGCCGACCTATTCGGTGCCTGGACTGGATCGGTTCTAATGAACCCGCTTCTTCTTGGCGCCGGGATGACGCTTGCTGGTGGCCTTTTTGGCGCGGCTGGTCAGGCGTCTGCGAATGCGGCGAATGAACGGTTGCTGCGTATGCAAATGAAGTTTCAGGAACGGATGAGTGGTTCAGCATTTCAGCGTGCTGTTACCGATTTGAAAGCGGCAGGGTTGAATCCTGCGCTGGCTTACTCGCAGGGGGGGGCCTCCTCCCCTGCGGGTGGTAATGCTCGTATGGAGAATATCGCGGAGCCTGTTCGTGAGGGTCTGTCTCACGCTGGTTCGCTGGCGTTTGAGCGTGCGTCGCAGCGTGCGAGTATTGCGGCTACTGAGGCGCAAGCGCGTAAGGCGATGGCTGAGACTGAGATGACGCAGATTCAGAGCAGTATGTATAAGGCGAAGACGCTGGCGGAGATGGATGCGCTGAGTGCTAGTACAGAGCTTTCGCGCGGTAGTGCCTCGCGTGTTGCTGAGGAGGTCCATGACCTGCGGGAGACGCGTGGTGATCGTTATACGCAGGTGCAGGGGGATGCACGCCGGGCTAATAGTGAGGCAAACATGGCGTTTTTGGAGAACCAGATTTTGCGCCAGACGTTGCCTGCTCGGGTCCGGCAAGCATTTGCTGATTTGTCTCTTACCGACGCGAATGTTCAGAATGTTAAGACCCGGAGCGAGTTGGAGCGGCTTTCTGTTCAGTCGGCGGCGAACGCTGAACGTTTCGCTAAGACGTGGTGGGGACGTAATATTGTCCCTGCTTTGTCGAGCGTCGGTGACGTCGTGAAGATTGGTAGTGGTGTTGCCTTGGGTGGCGTTGCCCGTGTTGGTGGCAAGGCCGCCTCTAATGCGTACCGTCGGTATAAGTCTAACGGTCAATGGAAGATTGCGGAGGGTCTATGAAGTATCGCGAGCAGTATGATGAGAACGCTGACGCGGCGGTGCGTCGGTACACGGATATTGATACCGGCGATGAGTCGTTGGTGGACGCATCCTTCGCCAAGGATGCGGACCTGAATGAGATTGCGCGGCGGTTTCATATTATCGAAACGCCGGTGCCGGTGCCCGTGGTGTCCCAGGTGGAAGGTCAGCCGGTGGATACTGGTGATTTTCCCGATCTGCGGATGATTCTGGATCGCAGTATTGCGGCGCGGGCTGCTTTCATGCAGCAGCCGGCGAAGATCCGCAGTCGGTTTCATAACGATCCTGCGGAGATGTATGAGTTTCTGTCTGATCCTTCGAATGTTGAGGAAGCTATTGCGCTTGGGCTTGCTGTGCGTAAGCCGAAGGAGGAGAGTGTGAGTCCTCCTGCTACTACTTGATGTAGTTGTGTTGTAGTGTTTAGCCCCCGCTCGCGCGCGGTTTCGTGCGTGGGTGGGGGCTTGACATTGGTATGTAGGTATGTTATATTAGTGTACGTTGTTGGTCGTTCATTCTCTCTCAGGAGGTTGTTATGGCTGTTGATTCGAAGTCTGCCGCGAATGCGGCTCAGATTGACAAGGCGATTCGTCAGCTGGAGGCCAAGCTGGCGCGCCAGCGCCAGGCGGTGAGCGATACTGAGGCTCATATCGCTGCTCTGGCCCTGCTCAAGG